TTCTTGCTAATATGGAAACTGTTACTGCATCTTTACTGATAGAACAATTTGAGGATAGCCTGAATATTAATAAAATGGTATATATTGGAGTTGATCCTCTGCAAAGAGCGGAAATTGTTGCTTCTGAAATTAGCAAAATGAGGGATTTAGACACTGCCATAGGATATTCTCTTGATATAACTGGAGAGATATTAGGGGTTAGTAGACAAGGATTGACTGATGATGAATATAGGAAAATTCTCAGATTACAAACATTTCTGAATAGGTCATGTGGTGAACCGGAAATGTTAATTTTGGCTTTAAAAACATTTACAGGTGCAACAGTAGTACATTACTACGAAATGCATCCAGCAATGGTATATATGGAATTTACTTCAATTTTTGCTCCTCCATTAAACTTACTTAAGCTTCTACAAAAATTAGCTGTAGCAGGAGTTAAGATAATACTTTCCTGGGCAATTGATACGGATCCGGATTTTTCATTTGACGGTGAGGGAATTTATCCTCCTCCAAGTAATACATTAGGATTTGGAGAATTGACATTACCTAATGAAGGTGGAAAATTTATGGAGTTAATTTCTTAGTTATCAATTTATTAAATTAATAATTTATTTTTATATGTAAAGGAGTTTATTTATGACAACAGACTATTTACAACTTGCCGCATCGAAACCAGCAACAATTCCGAAATTTGCAGATTTTGACTTAACAGATCCAACCTCTGGTCAACCTAATGTATCTACTCCCACTGAAGCACAGCAAAATTATGGTTGGCACCCTTTCAGACAAAGACCGGCAAGGGGAATTATGAACTGGCTGCATAGACATACATATAGAGGTTTATACTGGTTGCTAAATGATTTTTATAGGGCTGTAGACGAAGGAATGTTCTTACTTGACGGAAGAATAACGGCAATGGAGCCTAATATTCGTAGGGAAAACGGCACGATAGAAGCTTCGCTTTTTCTTGTTAGAGACGAATTAGCGCCTACTTATGGTTGGCAATCGGGTTCTCCTTATAGTGAGGGGGCTCCAAGAGTGACAGATCATAGACATTTAGATTTTATTTTACGCTGGGAAATTTTTAATAATTTATTTATATTAAAAATTCCTGAACTTTACAATACTGTAAATTTATCAACACATGTACAAACAGTAATTTGTATTAATGATACAATTCCCCAAATTTGGAGAGATAAAGTTAAGGATTTACAAAGAATGTCATGTCTTGCTTATAACCCACCGGCTGTGGTAGTTTCAGCTCACTTGACATTAAGTAAAGATACCTGGTCTGAAGTTCCTTGGATGAACATCTTGACAGAAGATCCGGCGGAAGCGGATATTACAAATTGGCATAATAGTGTTATTGCTACTCCTACGGGGGGCATGGCAGGCATGCCAGCACAAATAATTACTGGTTGGTGCATTCCTTGACAAATAGCTTTTCTCCTCCTAAATAGTGGTGTGCTATGAAATGGAGCTTTGATTAATTTCAGGCTCCATTTTATACTTTTTAAAATCGACCGTAAAATGACCGTCTATTACCCTCTAGTGGGGGTATCTTTCACGCAACTAATATTTTTTTTATTATATATGTATATATTATATATACCTACTACATAGCAATATACTGTCGATTTACTGTCGTTTTTAATAGTAGAAATACTATATTTTAATACATTTTACACAGTGTTTCTTATAATGTAAATCAATTTAATGTCGAAATATACCAAAAAATTAAATTTTTGAATTATTTTTTATATTATAACTCATTATATTATAAGGAATTATAGAGATAGTAAAAAATATTTTAAAAAAATATTAAAAAGTTGATGTATTTTTAATGTTTTTAATATATATTTATATATAGATAGTAGTTAATAACAACAATAAACAGAGGAGTTTGGAATGAAACAGAAAAAAATAGTACTTGCAGCAAAAATTGCAAGGAATAATGGGTATACACATATTGCATCAATGGTTAAGCAATTCAAATCTACCTACTATTATCATCTGGTTAGTTGTGATAAAATAATATCGAACAAAGATTGGATACCTGCACCAAAAAAGTACAACGGCTTCGGTTGGATAGGTAGGATTGGAACTATTGGTACTAAAATTGATTGGACAAAAACGATTACACGTATCCAGGCTTTCAACACAGTCGATAAAGTGGAATTGAGTCTATTAAAACGAAACGAATTTGATAGTGACAATAACAGACAATAATCAGGAGCAATTGTGTCAATAAATAGCAACACTAAAGCGATTATCTATTTACGTGGTAAACCAAAATTTTCGCTCGAATTATCGAACAGGCAGGCAAATAAATTATTTGATACAATGTTGCAAACATATTGTCATAAATATGGTAGTAAAAATATTAGATGTGAATTTAATCAGAAGGAGACTGTATGAGTACTGATAAGATGTATTTAGTTGAAGCAACAATAAGGGGGCTTGAAATTGTAGATAGTATCAATTATGTGCCTAAAAAAGCATTACAGGAGTTTAAAGCCTGTCTTGATGATAGTGAGCTTTTGCCCTGTGCATGCTGGGTAACAGCGAGTGAAGCGCGAGACCTGAGTGTTGAGTACTATTTTATAAACATTGAATCAATCCGAAATTAAAAAAATATGGAACTACATAAATTTCACTATCATTATTACTGTCTGGTACACGGTGGTATGGAGTATAAGGGCATAGTTTTACTCACTAAAGATAGATATGTAGTGAGCAAAAAAATGCACCAGCCCATTGAGGATAGTGACTGCGTGATATCAAAAGAATTTCTCTCAGAGGATGAGGCTTTTGAATATTTTTTGAGCAATATTAAGGATTAAGTATGAAAAAATTCAAATTTTTATATAGTGTTTCTTACGATGTAAATCAATTTAATGTCGAAATATACCAAAAAATTAAATTTTTGAATTATTTTTTATATTATAACTCATTATATTATAAGGAATTATAGAGATGATAAAAAATATTTTAAAAAAATATTAAAAAGTTGATGTATTTTTTATATTTTTAATGTATATTATATAGTAGATAGTAATTAATAACAATAACAAAAGGGGTTTGAAATGAAACAGACAAGTAAAAAAACAGTAGAAACAACAAACGCAGTACGAAAAAATCAAATGATCTATCAAAACGTAATAAACACCGAACATACTCTAATGATCTCAGGTGATAGATGTGTTAATAACGGTGTAGTTCATTACGACATAGCATACTCTGTAAATCAGCGTAAGTGCAACTAAGTAGATAAAGCGCAGAGGGCACTTTCGAGTGCTCTTTAACAATAAACAACAATAAACAACAATAAACAACAATATTGAAGAGGTGATAAATGAGTGCAAGAATTTCGATGCAAAATGGTATCGGGGAAATGTTTGTGTCCGGAAAACCGGCTTGGCACAAATTAGGAGTTAACGTTCAAGAAGCGCAAACTTGGAAGGAAGCCGCCAAATTAGCTCATATTAATTGGCAGGTGGTTAAAAGACAATTGGAATACGCGGGTAAATCGGTAGATGCGTATGGTCTTTTCAGAGCGGATAATTCTCATTTTTTAGGCAGTTGTGGAAATGCATACGAACCAATCCAAGTTGATGATGCATTTTCTCTTGTGGATTCTCTCTTGATAGAAGGGGGAGCGCACTATGAGAGCGCAGGCGCGCTTGATAATGGTTCAATTATTTGGACATTAGCAAGGATTAGTAATGATATACGAATCTCTAACACGAATGATATTATAAAAAATTATCTTCTTTTTGTTGACTACAGGAGACAAGGGAAAGCAGCGATTGTTAAGATGTGTATGGAAAGGGTAGTTTGTAATAATACCATGACTAAAGCCCTTTCAGAGAAAGGGGATTTTTTTAAAATTTGTCATAATGGGGATATACAAAATAAAATCAATATGGCGCGTAATTTAGTTGCTATTTCAACACAAGATGTTAAGAGTTTATCAGACAAATTTAACTTCTTAGCTCAAAAAAAGGTTGATAAAAAAATAGTAAAAAATTATCTTTTGTCATTGTTCACTGACTTGAAAACCAGTAATAACCAGCAAGGCAAAGCAGAAAGAATTTTAGAGCTTTTTGAAGATAATGATAATAATAAAATACCAGAAGTCAAGGGAACTGCTTGGAATTTACTTAATGCAACTACTCAGTATATCGATCATTATTCTCCTATTACGGTACGTAATGCAGACGGTACCGCTAATATACAAATGGTAAAAGAACAGAAACGAGCAGAAAGTTGTCTATTCGGGAATGGGGATGAATTTAAACAACAGGCGCTTAAAAATATTCTTTCTCTGATAAATGAGGAAATACCAGTTAAATCAACTAACCCTATTGATAATATTTTATCACAAGTCAATATTTGATTATGTATAATTTTTTATTTAATAATTTTTAATGTTTTATTTGGAGGTGTTATGAATGAAAAGATAGTCAGAATAAGGCCAAAAGTAGTTTTAGTAAATGAGACTAATTCTAATGTTGTAAAGATAGGAATTGTTAAGGATGAGCCAGTAGCAGATATTAAGGGGAAGTTGATTACTGCTGTAAAAAAGTTACCAAGCGTAAAAAAGGATAATAAAAAAGTAGTTCAAAAACCAAAAGTGGTACAAAAAGTTTTTGAAGAGATCATCATTGATAAAGATAAAATAGAGGAAAAGAAAAGTGGTAGTCATAAATCTTCTTGTGGTTTGCTTGTTCAGTTATTACTACAAAGCAAATTTACAGATAGTGAAATTATCAAAAAAGTGCTTGAAGAGTATCCAGATAGAACAGAAAAGCAGATACAAATTTGTCTATGCAGCAAACGGTGTGATATAAATAAAGGGGAAGAAAGATATAAGAAACTCCATGAACAAGCAGGAAAAATTCTATTTCCTCTAATCAGGAATGAAAACGGAGAATTGGTCAATAAAGAAAAAACAGTAGGTACTCCTAAAAAAGTAAAAAAGATTAAACCAAAATTAGAATTACTATTAAATGATGATACTGATGATGATATTGATGAAAATTATGTGAATAAGGATTAACCTTTTCCCTCTTTTTGTTGTTGTATTCTGCAAGGTGTGAGCCTTGCAGAATTATATTTGATGATTAATATAGTTTTAATACTATAGATTTACTAATTAATAATTTTTTGAATTTTTGGAGGTAGGTATGAAAATTGTGAGCAGTAAACCAATTGTTGTGAGGAGTAGATCAGAGAAAAAAGTTGATAAATTGGTAATTGATAAAGTGCTGGATAAGCCAGTTACTAATACAGGTCGTGTTAGTTCTATTGGATTGGTAATAAATTTACTAAATGGAGATGAAAAACTAACAAAACAACAAATAGTAGCTAAAGTAAAAAGTACGTTTAAAAATTTAGAAACTGTTGAGATTGAAAAGCTTATAAAGGAATATGAATAATATTCTTTATATGTAAACCTGAAACGGGAGTTTATGAAAAAATTAGATTCAAATCAATTAAAGATGTACAAATATTGTTGTTCTGTAAACAATCCTTTACTATTCGTAGATATGCGTATGGGTAAATCGATTGTTACAATACGCTGGGTAAAAACGATAATTGATTCGGGTTTAGTCCTGATTACATGCCCGTATTCAGGGATTTTTGGTTGGGTTGACGAATTAAGGAATGAGGGGGAAAATGATATTATACTTGCTATTGGTAGTAAAGAATCCAGAATGTCAATGGCGTGTCGATTGATATTTGATATTGATACGCATATTCGATGGGTATTAACAAATCCAGAATGTCATAGAAGTTGCGCGCAAGTGCTAAATAAACCCTATAAAGTGTGGATTGCGGATGAAGCGACTTATTTACAAAATTATACATCTAAAACGTCACAATACTATTTTAAGAATACTTCACATATTCAACATAAAATTGCTTTGACTGGTACACCTGCAACAGAAGGGGAACAACAATTTTTTATGTTATGTAAAATAATCGAAAGCAATTGTTTTTTAGAAGGGAATTATTATCAATTTATAAATTCAAATTTCGGTAAACTCCCTAATCATCAACTTATTTTGAATGCAAGAGGGGGAAAATATATTACAGATAGACTATCAAAATATGCATTATTTATGTCGCGAAAAGATTTTAATGTTGGGGGGAAAATTACAAGGGTAACAAGATTTTCTTCAATATCTAAAATTAATGATATATATAGAAAGACAGAAAGAGAATTTATTTTAGAAATTAAGGAACAGGATATTTATAAAGAGACAATTTGGGCGACTAAAAAATGGTTATGGTTGAGAAGGTTGTGCAGTGGGATTATTGACAATATAGTTATTGATAGTACAAAATTAGATGATCTAAAAAATTTGATTATTTCTGAATTTCACAAAAAACAAGTTTTGATTTGGGCAATTTATCACGAGGAAATAGACAATATCTATAGTTATTTAAAGAGTAAATTTGAAGTTGTGAAGATTGATGGACGCATGAAACCTCTACAAAGAGAAGCAGCAAGAAGATCATTCATGAATAAAGATGTGAACATAGTGATAGGAAACCCTTATGCATTGCGGTTCGGGGCGGATTTCTCTATTGCGCAAGTGGTAATTTACTTTTCTCTTCCAGTGTCTGGATTGACATATGCACAGAGTGAAGCGCGTCCGATTAATATAAGAACGAATAACGATTTATTAATAATTTATATGTTAAGAGAAAAATCGGTTGAGGTTGATATATTCAATTCGGTTATTAAAAAAGAGAATAGAAGAGATACATTGAGGAATATAATTAAAGGATTGAGGGAAAGGAATTGACAATAATGATACAAATTGAGTACAAGTGTGGTTGTAAAGAAATGAATTTTGATTATGGAAAGTGCCCTATACATCAAAAGGATTTAGTAAAAAGATTTAAGATTGATAATGTTTTATTAGCTAAAATTAGAGCACAGATTGAGCTAATGACAACAGAAAACATGCTTGCAGTGAATGAGATTGAGGAATTACAAGAGAGATTAGATTTACAAATGGATTTATCAAAATTTGATAATTGGAAGAAATGGAATAGTATAGAAGCTCTGGAAGTGGATTGTTATTTATCAATTTTACAGAAAGGGAAATAATATGAGTATAACTTCTGATTGTGTGCTGAAAGCATATAATTTTAATATTAAAAAAACAACTAATTTATGGAATGAGTATGATAATACTCTCTTTGTAGATCCTGGATTTAATACAGGTATGGCGTATTGTTCACCAAGAAATGAATTAATAGAAGTAGAGGTGGTAACAATAAAAGAAGTTTCCCCTTTGTATACTTTAGAATATAGATATGAAAGATTAATGTCAATGTTCAGGCAATATGTCAAGGATAAAAATATTTTTAATATCATTTGTGAAGATATTTTTATGCGTCCGAATAGTACTCGAAGTATGGAAGCAGCATTATCCCAGAGTCTTTTTAAGACAACAAATATTATCGGAATGTATAGAGCAGTTGCATTAATGGAAGGATTTACTTTTAGCACTATTCATGCTCATGAATGGCGAGGGAGTATGAATGACAAAGTTGTAAAGTTACGGTTAGAAAAAAAACTATATCCCTTGATTTATATTAAAAAATCGATAAAATTAGGTTCATTGACAATTAACAATAAATCCTTTGACAAATCAATATTAAATTCTCATGTTTGTTCTGCTTTGGGAATGATGCTCCATTCAGTAAAGTTGCTAAATAAGGAATAATTCTGATGTATATTCGGAAAAGAAAAGTAAATAAACTTCCTTTTGAGTTGACAAATACAATATTGAATTGTCATAGATGCAAACTATCTCAATTTAGAAATCATGTTGTTATAGGAACAGGTAAAATCCCAGCAAAAATTTTATTTTTGGGTGAAGCTCCAGGTAAATCTGAGAATGTAAGTGGTATTCCTTTTTTTGGATTATCAGGAAATTTGTTGAGAGAAATAATTACAGATGCATGCAAATTAGGAAATATTGATAAAATGCCAGATTATTATATCACTAATACTGTACTTTGTAGACCGTGTGATTTTTCAGGCGGTCAAAATAGAGCACCAAATAATAATGAGGTGTTGATGTGTGCCCCATTAGTACTTGAAATTATCAGACATATAAAACCTGAATTAGTTGTTTTTGTAGGTGATATAGCATATAATTATTACAAAAAAGAATTTAATAATCATGTAAAGATTTTTCATCCTGCTTTCTTACTACGTAAAGGGGGTAAGGGATGTATACATTATGGAGCAACAATAAAAATTTTATCGGATGCATTGAAAGGAGTATAAATGTTCATTAGAAAAAGAAAACAAGCTTTCCCAGTGGTAAAGCATGAGAAAATTCATCTTAAAAGTAAGTTAGATGATCTAATAAATGGTGCATATAGATTAGAAAAGGAGGGGATTAGTCAATCTCTATTATCTAATTGGACATGTAGAGTAAAATTTTTACTATCCTGTCAAGGATTATTACCTGTAGATAGTGGTAAAGGGACACATTATGGTTCTATTTGCCATGATGTTTTGGAAAAGATTTATAAAGATAAAAAAATGTTGACTAAAAAAGAAATTGATAAAATAATAGATTTATTCATTCTCAAAAATCAGAAAAAATTATCTTGGAATGATAGGGAAATTGAACAACTTGCGGCAATATCTCGAACAGTAATGCTTCAATACTGTAAAGTGTATGAATCTGATTTAAAGTTAATGAATATTGTAGAGACTGAAAAAATATTTGGTCAATATATCGATAGATTATCCGCGAATGCATTAATTAAAGGTAAGAGAGATTTATTATTCTCATATGTAAAAGATGCAGATACTCTCTATTATATGGAGCATAAGACAATGGGATCTGTAAACGAAAAGGTATTGAAAGCTCGTTTACCAATTGATAAACAGAATTTATTTTATCTTATGTCATTACTGGGAGAAGGGAGAAGAGTCAATAATGTTATTTACAATATCATAAGAAAACCACAAATAAAAAGAACAGAGTGGGAGTCTATTGTTGATTTTTGCAAAAGATTGGATAGTGATATTAATGATAGGCCAGAGTTTTATTTTTTGAGGTATCCAGTATACTATTCTTCCAGTGATATTGAGGATTATCGCAGACAATTAATTTTAAAATTTAGAGAAATTGATATGTTTACAAAAGGAAAATTATCAATATACAGGAATGAATCATCTTGTGAAAGTGCCTATAATGGGACTCCTTTTACCTGTGAGTATATTGACGTATGTCAATCAAATGATGTTAGTTCATTAGTAAAGAATGATTTATTTTCTGAATTAAAATAAAAGTTTTTCTTGACTTAAATGTCGATTTAATGTATTTTTTTAAAAGATTAATAAAGTTATATTAGGAGGAAAAATGATACAAAGATTAAGATTACCAGCAAATAACTCTGTTGTTAAAAAACTAAGTGCTAAGAAAAATACTGAAATATCAATAGATTTTGATTTTGACTTACCAGAGGAAAAAAATGATGTAAATGTAGAGTTTGAGAATTGTACATCATTGATTTATGGGGAACAAAAAATTGGAAAGACAAGTTTAGTATCTCAATTTTGTAAAGGAGACGTACTCTTTCTTTCTTTTGAACGGGGTACACTTTCACAAAATGTTTACGCGACTAAATTGATTATCCACTGGAAACAAGTATTAAGTATCATTGACAAATTAGAAAAGAAAAAAATAGAGTCTGGGAAATTAAGGTATAAATTATGCTGCCTTGATACTGGTCATTCGGCATATGATAGAGCATTAGAGTATTACTGTGAGAAAGAAGATATTTTACATCCTGGGAAAATGAAGGATTTCGGTGCTTCTTGGAAAGGTGTACTTCAAGAGTTTACTAATTTACATGAGAGATTGACTACGTTGGATATGGGATTAGTGATAATTTCTCATGATAGAATAAGAGATAGAGAGACAAGAGATGGAAATGCATTTTCAAGATGGGAGCCATGCTTTTCGGAATCAATTGAGCTTTACTATAAAGCAGTTTGTGATATAGTAGGATTTTATCATATTGTAAACGAAACGAGATATTTACTAATACAACCAGAGGATGGAATAGTTGCAGGACATAGGGTAGATGGAAAATTTTTAACAACAGAAGGTAAGCCAGTTTATAGAATACCAATGGGGAACAGTAAGGAGGAAGCGTATAAAAATTTAATTAATGCTTTTGATAATAAACAAATTAAACAAAATAAAAAATCAGAATTAATAAGTAGTATAGTTAAGAAAAAAGTTAGTTAATTTACAATTTCAATTTACAATCTTAATTTACAATTTACAATTTACAATTTAATGTAGAGGAGATTTTATGTCAATTAAAGAAAGATTGGCTCAAATGCAAAAGGGTTTTATTCAATCCAAGGCACAATATGATCAAAAATTCGGAGGTATAAAAATTGATGAAGGGGAATATGTGGGAAAATTATCACGTTGTTCCCTTGACATAAGAAAGAGTGATGATAGTGTTGTTGTGTCTGTAGAGTATACTATCATGGAAGGTAAATTCAAAGGGTTTACAACTTTCGATCAAATGAATTTAGATAATGAATGGGGAAGGCTTTTTGCAATTCGTTTTGTTGAATTATCAGGATTTGAATTTCCGGAAGATGTGACTTTACTTGATGCAACCATACAAGAAATAGCAAAACAAGCTGGAACATATGAGATTACCGCAAAGAAAAACGGAGATTATATAAATATTTCTCCTAAACAAATGCTTAAAGAAGTTGTTGAAGAAGTTGTCAAAGAGGAAGTTAAAAAGAAAGCTGTAACTCCTCAAAGTAATTCTATTGTTCGAGATAGGCCAACTAAGCAGAAAGAAGTTGTTGAAGAAAGAGAAGAAAATGATGATAGTACAGAGATAACGATTGAATCTATCAATGCAATGGATAGAAAAGAATTGAAACAATTGATAACAGAGAAAGACATTGAGTTAAGAGTGACAACAAAACATTCTGATGATGATATTCGTAAAGCCCTTATTACTCATTTAGGTTTAAAAATGGATTTACCAGAAGAGGATGAGAGTGTGGAGGTTCCAACTGATGATGAACTAAAGATGGATTTACTTGTGTTTTGTAAATCACATAAAATCAAGAGTATAAATAAAGATATGGATCTTGACACAATGTTGACTACTCTTGAAAATCATAAATTTGATAGGGAATCCCTGGAAGAAGATGAGATAAAATTATTGACAATGTTGGCAATTGATGGATGTATCGAAGGTTAAATTTCCTATCATTAATTACCCTTTTTATTGTTGTTGATGTGGTAAGGGAATTTTCCTTACCACATTTTGTAAAGGATAGCATTATGGATTGTCAATCAGAATTAAAATTAGAACTGAATAGTCAATCAATTGACTATGAGACATGTAATAGTACTGATTATAAATTGGCAGTTAGACCATTCCATAAAAATACAAAAATATTTTCTTACTGTATAGGTTATCCTTGTGGAAAAGTAGACGTGCATAGATTAGATTCTAAGAATGCAGAAGAGAATCTTTTTTATTGGGAAAAATTGAAAGATTTTTGGGCGGATACATCGATACATAAAATTTCCCATAATTCTAAATTTGAGTATACTTTGACACGTCAAGCAGGGATTGACATACCAGATAATACAATACTCCATGATACAATGATACAATCTCAAATGTTAAGAAATTTAAATTTACAACATGGTTTAGCTTGGTTATGCTATGAATTAAATGACTCTGAAATTTATGAATATAATAGGAAAACTTTTAATAGTAAAGAATTAGATTCATTTGTTGCAAAGGAGGGTAAACGCCTTTGTGGATATAATAAAATTAACAAAGAGTTATTTAATATATATCAAGTAGCTGATGGGCAAAGATGTTTTTTACTACATAACATATTCTTTCCAGAGATTTACAATTCAAAAGAATTGTTAATGGATTATTACAATGAATTGGAATTGATAAAAGTAACATACCAAATGGAAAAAGAGGGATTGTGTGTTGATATTGAAAAATGTGAAGAATTATTAAATTGGTTAAATAAGGAATTAATACGATTACCGCTTGAAGTACAGGATGAATTGGGGTATTTTGTCAATTTAGGGAGTGATAAGCAAGTTTCACAGATTATTTTTACACAATTAGGTTTACCAGTGTTAGAATTTACAGAAAAAGGAGTACCGTCAACAGATAAAAATACTATTCTAAAGTTGATAGAATTGTATCCTGATTTAAAAATATTAAAATTAGTTTTAAAACATAGATCATATACAAAAGGGAAAGCAAATATACAATCATATATTAATTTTTGTGATGATAACGGAATTATACATCCAAATATAAGAACCAATGGTGCACATAAAACAGGTAGACAATCCTCCGATAATCCAAATTTACAAAATATAGAAAAAGAAACATCGCTTAAGAATCTTTTTCCAGTGCCAGCTCGATATTGTTTTATTGTGCATGATAATTGTGTGACAATATCAGTTGACTATGATGCAATAGAATTACGTTTAATTCTTGAAGCAGCACAAAGTACTAAAATGATGGAAAATTTAAGAAATGGAATAAGCCCACATGTTATATTTTGTAAAGTTATGTTTGGTTCTCGTTTTGTGTCGAAGCAAGATTCCAAAGAATTATATGACTCTGGGAAAAATGGACATTTTTGTCTATGTTATGGTGGATCTCTAAAAGAATTATCTGATACTTTACAATTGAGTAGAGAGGAAACTATTAACGGAAAGTATAATTATAAAAAAGATTATCCCGAAATTGTCAATTTGATAAGTAATGGAATTGATAAGATAAAAAATGTAGGATATATAAAAACTGCTTTTGGTAGGCAATTATGGATTGAGCCTGATAAATTGTATAGCTGGTTGAATTATTATATTCAGGGAACAGCAGCGGGTATACTAAAGAGAGCACAAGTTAAAGTACATAAATATTTAATTGACAATTGGAATAATAGTGGAATTCAAATAATATTATGTGTGCATGATGAGCTATTGATTAAATATCCAAGAAATATGCTAAAATATAAAGAAGAGATATTAAAGGAAATTTCTTTACTTATGACAAATATTCCAGAAATTAAATCTCCTTTACAGGTAGCATTTAAGTACACACGTACTTCTTGGGCAGAAAATAAACCTTTAAAAATAGGATAAAAAGATATGAAAACTAAAAGAGGAGTTAAATGTTTAAGTAGAAGCGAATTGACAAAAAAGATTTGTCAAAAAGCTAATTTACCAAAAGGTAAAAAAACAAATGAATACTTTACTAAGGATCAATTGATTCATTTATTGATAATTTTAGAAGCAAATTCTTGATAATTTCATAACATTGACTATTTAGGAATAGAAGAATTAACATGGATATAAAGAATAATCTAAAAACATTTTATCAACACGGATTTGTGGAAATTGAAGAAACTGGTAACCAAATACGGGGTTATTGTCCTTTTTGTAATGGAGATAAATTTTTTGTAAACTATGAGATTAAAGGTTGGGATTGCAAACACTGTGGCAGGAATGGTGGGTATCAAAGATTTTTACAACAAATAGCAGAGTATTGTAAGGAGCAATTCACAGGTGAAATTATTAAAACTCTTCACAAAAACAGGAGTATTTCGAGTAGAATTTTAAAATCTTTTGATATTGGTTATAACCCAAAGACACAAAAATATACAATACCAATGTACAATAGAGATAAAAGTAAGATAATGAACATCTATATTTTTACACCAAATTCAAAAAAATTTAAAATGATTGGTACATATGGAGGGGAACAAGAGCTAATTGGGGTTGACAAATTTGACCAAAAATCCAAAATTATTTGGTTGACAGAAGGACATTGGGATTATTTAGTAATGACTGAAATACTCGAAAATTTAGAGAAAGAGAATGAAACTGTCTTGGCAGTGCCAGGGGTAACCCAGTTAAAAGATAGTTGGATTTCATATTTTAAAGGAAAATATGTTTTTGTCTTATTTGACAATGATCATGACCAAGTAAAAGGCGGTAAGATAATAAATCCTTCCAGAGATGGGCAAATAAAAGTTTATAACAAATTAAAGACAATAGCAAGTGAATTAAAATTCATTCACTGGAAAGAAAATTTAAAAGATGGATATGATATTCGTGACCTTTATAAAGATAACTCTCTAAATTATGATGAAACATATACACATATAGTAAGTAATTTAAAGGATTACCCGAAAGGGTTACAAGTGCCGGAAGTTAATATAAAGGAAAAATCAGATATTTACACAGGGAAAAGTATTCCTTGTGAACAAGTTTATGGAAAATATCAAAAATGGTTAAAGTTAAAAAACACAGAAATAATCGATGTATTTTATGGAAGTTTGATAGCAAATAGATTACAAGGAGATCCTATTTGGTTACTCCTTGTTGGTCAATCTGGATGTGGAAAGACTGAGATCATTATGTCAATCAAAGATGTGAGTGATATTTATAGTATTGATACATTGACAAAAAATACTCTTGTTTCTGGAGCACATGGGATTGGCGGGAGTGATCCCTCGTTAATTCCCCAACTTGACAAAAAGATACTTGCTATAAAGGATTTTACAACCATACTTGATATGCATCCTAATGATAGGGATGAAATATTTGCTCAATTACGTTCTGCTTATGATGGAGAATTTAATAAACCTTTTGGTGTGGGGATTCTACGCTCTTATGTGTCAAAATTTGGAATTATTGGTGGTGTAACAAGAGCTATTGAGTTATATACAGAAGGGAATACAGCATTAGGAGAAAGATTTTTGAGATACCATTTCCCTGTTAGCAATACACAAAAGGGAAGATTTGAAGTTATGCACAAAGCTTTACAAAATATAACCTCTAATCAAAAAGATACTATGCATAAAGAATTAAGGGAAATTGGTGCTTTGGTACTTAACTTTAACTATGAGAATGTTCCCTTGATGGATGAAAACTTTACAAATAAGTTGGTTGCACTATCAGACTGGACTTCAATGCTAAGAGGTGCAGTAATACGAGATAAATATACGAAAGAGATCACACATAAGGCATTTATTGAGCTTGGAACAAGATTAGTTACTCAATTAGGCAAGTTATCTTTCGGGATAGGTATGTTTAAAGGAATCGATAAATTGGATATGGATGTTTATGATTCTGTGAAAGAAGTTGCGCGAAGTTCCATACCAACAAAAAATGAAGAGTTAGTGAGAAGATTATATTTTTTAAAAGGTAAAAAAGAGTTATCTGTGAATGAATTATCTGAGATTATCGGATTACCAACAATAACTGTACAGAGAATTGCGGAGAATCTATGCATATTAGGCGCGCTATCTAAAACAAGAATTGTTGGAACTATGGTGAGTAAATATAGTTTAAGTGAAGAAATAAAAAGTTTAATTGATAAAACAGAAGTATATTGATTTTTAAAATTTTAGGAGGTTTGAATATGCGTAAATTTATTAGAGAACGTAAACAGGAAACTAAGGAGAATCTAAATGTATCAATTGAACCAATAGATTCTGTCAATTTGTGGAAAGAGAATCCAAGAAAAAATAGTCAATCCCCATCAAATTTAGGAAAATTATTAATGTTATATGGTCAAGTTTCCCCTGTTGTGGTGTGGATTAAAAACAAAGTAATTTATAAAGGGAATACGACTTGGAAATCGCTTGACTGGTGGAGGAAACTTGATGATAATGAATACAAAATGATACTTGATGATTTAAAACTCCCTTCAACTTTACAAAAGCCAACAACTATAAAAGTTTTATGGCAGGATTTTAAAAATGAGGAGGATGCAGTATCTTATGGGATAGCAGATAATAAATCAAGTGAATGGACGTTCTGGGATGAAAAAAGACTTGAGAGTTTACTTGCTCAATATTATCTGGATTTAGAAAAGTTGACAATACGAAAGGATACTACACCAACAGGATTTACAATGAGTGAATTAAATAATTTAATATTAATACCAAATTTAGATAACCTCAAAAAGAAAGAAGGAACGAAAGAATCTGAAATTATAAAAATAAAATGTCCTCCAGAGATCAAAGATGATTTAAAGGAATGGTTAATGGAGAATTTAGATGATCATTGTCCTTTTATCGGTTTACATACGATAGAAATAGTATAAAGGAGTGGGTAGGTATGTCAAAAATTAATTTGTGCGATCATTGTATTAGGTGGGCAGAGTTTCCACTTTGTATAGATAGATATGTTGAGTTTGGAGATGGGGTAGGTAATGACAATATTATAAAATGTAATAGGTATATACGAATTGATGAAAGTGTAGGAGGAACAAATGATAATATTAACGAGTAAATTTACGTTTGAATCGGCACATAGATTATTTCTTTATAATGGGGATTCTGCAAATATTCATGGCCATTCATACAAAGTAGAAATTTCAATTGATGCAGAAGTTTGTGAAGAATCTAATGTTCAAACAAATTTATTTAATGAACAGAAGGAAATAAACTATCCAGGTATCACAATTGATTTTACTTATTTAAAGTGTGTAATAGGTAATTATATAAAAAATAAATATGATCATTCTCTTTTATTAAATAATGAAGATTCCCTAAAAGAAGTTATTGGAGAATATACAGATAAGATAGTATATTTTGACTCTAATCCAACAGAGGAAATAATATCAATAAAATTATTTAAAGAAATAAGTGGTATTCTTTTACAAAAAGGAATTAATGGTACTTTACAAAGTGTATCTTTATGGAGTACAGAGGATAATTGTGCCATTGCAATAATTGATTCAATAATAGAGGAAATTTAACTTTCTATAAAAAATTAACTTTTTGGAGTATTGACATGATAGTAATTAATGATATTTTTTATTCGATTCAAGGTGAAGGTTACTACATCGGCACACCGGCAATTTTTGTACGTACCCAGGGGTGTAATTTACGATGTGGATTTTGTGATACAAAAGAAGCACAAGAAAGAGAGATAAAAAATTCTTTGTCTCAATGGTATACCTCTGATTTAGCGAGAAAATTGGTGGGTATGATAATTGAGCATAAATGTAATTATATTGTATTTACAGGAGGGGAACCATTATTATTAAGGGAAAATTTAGGGGATTTGATTTATCTTATTGACGAAGAGATAAAAAGTCAAATTGGAATTTACAAAGCGAACCAATTACATTACGGAATAGAAACTAATGGTTCGCTGGATTTGGCAGAATGTGCAATAAAACCTTATCACTGGAAACAAATATCCATTTGTCTATCCCCAAAAGTCAATAAAGGAAATCCAAGTTATATAGATTCCTCATTTTATGCCCATTGTATTTACGAAAAAAATAATTTTAAAAGAGTATCGCTCAAATTATTGTATCCTTTTTATTTACTCTATGGTAAAGAGTACACGGCTTTACATTTTGATGATCATTATGTGCAACCACTTGTCGTAGATGTAGAATATAATCTTTTTAGAACTGTCGAGAAAACACATAGTGAATGGATAGATTACTATTCTCTTGCATGTAAACAACTTATTACTGATTTAAATAAATTCGGTAGTATGTGGAAATTATCTATACAATTACAAAAATTATTAGGAATAAAGTGAGGTCGGTATGAAAGTATATGTTGTTTCAGAGAATGAGTTTTTGACGTTAAGTCTTAAATTATATGAAAAAATACTCAATAAATTAAAGGAATGGGAAAGTTTTAATTGTACTCAAGATATTTTACACAAAGTGCAAATCGCTAATGATTTTCCAGGTAAAACGTGTGCAAAAGTAACTATCCACGGAATACCTAATAGTGGAGTACCGGTAGCATATAATATAGTTAGTTTACTTAATGATAATCCAGAATTTAGATTAAAATACTATGCAACAGTTTCATTTAAACCAACTTCTAATTTTATTGTTGATATTATAAGAGACTCTGGAAAGACAAAAGAGCAGTACTCTAAAATAATACATGATCCTGATTGTTTCTTTGCTCTGATTGATAAAAAAGAAAGTGGTTTAACTGATTATTGGATAAAATTTCCCTGGGAAACTGATATTGATAAAATTGAAGCTTTACCGGAGGATATACCTTTACAATTTTTACAGTACATAGGGGAAGATCCAAAACGGGAAGGTTTACTTGGAACACCTTCCAGGGTTATTGATCTTTGGAATTATCAATACTCTGGGTATAATGTTGATATAGAGGGATTATTTATAAATTCAAGTGAATCAAATATTGATAAAATGATAGTACTTGATAATTTGGAATATTATAGTACCTGTGAATGTCATTTATTACCAATTTTTGGTAAATGTTATATAGGGTATATTCCAAATAAAAAAATAATAGAAGTAAGTAAATTAATCCAATTAGTAGACGCCTTCTCCCAGCGTTTACAAATGCAAGAAAATTTGACTCAACAAATTGCAGGAGCGATTATGAAATATTTGGAACCTATGGGAGTAGGTGTAATTATGACCGGTAATAGTATGTGTATGCGTATGGTTTCACAGGGTATACAAAAACAAGAGCCCACTTTAAAAACTTTTGCTGTATTAGGAGCATTCAAAGAATTTGTTGGAGCTCGCAATGAGTTTTTAAATCTTATAGCTTTGTAAAGGAATATTGATATATGAAAACTGTTGACGTGTGGATAAAATTGGAGGATTGTGTGAGTGAGCATAGTATTAAATTTGGTAAAGCATTGATTCGATTACGTGAAAATAAAGGACTAAGTAAAGAAGAGTTATCCGAAAAGTCAGGTGTTTCGCTTTGTAGTCTTGACAGATATGAGAAAGGTTTAAATGTTCCCACAGTGCGTACTCTCAATAAATTATTAGAAATAATTGACAAGTATCAAAAGGGAGATATAAAATAAGATTCAAAAAATATATCTATAGTGGATGAAAAAGAAGAGGAAATATTAAAAAGATTTGGTTATAAAGTTAATTAAAGAAAGGATTTTTTATTATGACAAAGAAGAATTTATTCAAGAAAAAGCTTGACAATCGATGGGAAAGTTTTAATAAATCAATCGATAAATTGCAAGAAAATGCAAAATTTCTTGCAGAAACTCAAGCTTTAGAGTGCAAAACTAAAGCAGAAATTGATGTAATAATTCAAAATTTGAATGATCAAACTGATCTTTTTTCATTAAAAATTGATGAATTAAATGATGAAATTTTTGAGAGTTTATCAGAAATAAAAAGTGATTTATAAATTTTTTATAACTTTTTATACGAAAATAGGGTAAAAATAGGTAAAAATGCTAAAAAAACGACGTAAAAACGACCGGTACTTACCCCCTACCGTAGGTATATAAATTTATAATGCGCAACCAATATTTTTTTTATTATATATTATATTAATTTGGGTATATATGCCAGGGGGTAATAGACGGTCGATTTTCTGGCAATTTATATTTTTTATATTTTTATACTTTTTATATTTAGGAGGATTATGTTATTTAAATATTTAATATCGGTAGAGGATATTTCAATTGGTATGCTTTATGATGATAGGAAAAAGGAAATGCGACTTGGGGGGAATAAGCGTTTTTCGGATTTTATAAATTCAATTGTGGAAACATATGCCGGATTATCGCTTGTTAATGGACATATAGTTATCGATAAATTAAAAGTGAGGTTTAGTATTAGTTGTACTAAAAAAATATTTGATCGCGCACTTATTGAATTAAGTAAACAAGGTATTTCGGTTGCTATGGTTAAATCTTTTAATAGGTTAATGAGGTAAATAATGATAGTTTCAAAAAATGCTTTACAAGTGGTGAACTTGACTGCACCTGATAAACAAGTGCCATTACTTGATACTGTGCATATCAGGGAAGATGGGGGAGTAGTTGCAGCAAATAGAGATGTAGTGATATTAGTATCACCTGTAAAGGAGGAGGTAAAAGGAGCGTATCCACTAAAGAGTAGGGAAACAGAAGAGGTGACAATTTCGTCTGATTCAATACGAGATATTATCAAATATATAGGAGTGGATAAAAGATTTAGGGGGTTATTAGATAATTGTGATATTGTCAAGAAAGGGGAAAAAGTAGAGGTAATGTGTTATGATGGGCAAAGAACAAAAGTTTTTGAGGGTAAATGTTACCCTGAATATTTTGAGTATATGCAATTGCTGACTCGTGTGTGTGAAGATAGTAATAATATACGGGTAGTATTAAATGTAAAGAGATTAAAAGCATTGATTGATACTATTGACAAAGTGTGCATGGATAGGGGAGACTTTGCACCAATATTCTTTGAGTTTACAAATAGTGGTGATATACTCATACGAGCGGTTGATGCAAAAATTGGAACAAGGGTAATGGCAGTTATACGAAGTTTACCAGGTTCAAAATTTTTGGATTATAGTGCTTGGGAGAAACAATTTATTAAACGTAAACCAGAAGCAAAAACGATACCAGTTAGAAAGAGATTTACGAGAACTAAAAATTTTAAAGTGGCTAAAGAGGAAATTGAAATGTCAAAACCAATATCAACAATAATAAGTAAGCCCTTCGTGAGAAAGAGAAAAACAATTAAAAAGGAGGTATATCTGTGGAAAATTATAAATGATACCTGCCCAAAATGTGGAAATCATTTGAGACGAGATAGCTTTTCAGGTGTTATTAAATGTTCCTATATTAATTGTAAAGACTTTGTTCCGGATTGTATTCCATTTTGAATATAGTTGGGTATTCTTGGGTAGCATAATAAATATATTAATTGCTTTTTCTGGATTTTTGATATATATTATATAATAAGGGTTTAAAGGGCTTAAATGGTTGAAATGAACAAGGTATATCACGGTGACTGTCTTGATGTGATGAAAGATATTACAAGTAAGAGTGTTGACATGGTGCTATCGGATTTACCTTACGGAATGACAAGTAAGTGCGAATGGGATACTAAAATTCCTCTTATGTCATTATGGGAACAATACAGAAGGGTTATACGTGATAATGGAGCGATAGTGTTAACTGCAAGTCAACCATTTACAAGTGAGTTAGTAATGAGTAATTTAGAAATGTTTCGGTATGAATGGATTTGGAAAAAGACAAGATTTAGTAACCAAATGTTAGCTAAAAAGCAACCATTAAAGATACATGAGAATATTTTAGTATTTGGTAAAAGTGGAATAAAATATAATCCACAAAATTTAATTAAGGTTGGCAAGGTTACAAGGCAGGGTAAGAAGCTATCTAAAGTAGTTGCTAATGGTATACGTAAAACAAAGTATTTTCAGGAATACAGTAATTACCCTATATCGATACAATTAGTAAAAAATGAGACAGGTTTACATTCCTCACAAAAACCAGTTAAATTGTTTGAATATCTTATAAAAACGTACACCAATAAAGGGGATGTGGTTTTGGATAATTGTGCCGGTAGTGGGACAACGGGGATAGCTTGCCAGAATACTGAGAGAAAATATATTTTGATTGAGAAAGAATTAAAGTTTTGTGGATTAATAAAAAGACGATTAATGCTTAATTTGATTCAATTGCAAAAACAGAAATTTATTAGGGAACGAAAATAAGGAAAATTTATGGCAGAAATGTACTTGAAGAGTCTAATGGATGCGAATCTACTAAGTAAAAGTAGTTTTGAAAAAAAGACAACAAAAGGTTGGACTCCTTCTTTTCGTGACAAAATGCGATCTTGGGAAATGTATTCAAAAGGTTGTACAGAGCAAGAAATTGCCAAAACATTAGGAGTACCATTTGTTCATTTCAATAAGTTTCGGTTGGAATTTAAAAGATTTTTTGAACAAATGAAGAGGAGACGACCTCAAGATTTACCAACACGATTACGCAAAAATTCTCCTACAGAAGGTAATCCTCTACTATCACCACAAGCGATAAGATTATTTGCACTTAGTGGATTTACAAAAAGAAAAATAGCAGAATTAGCAGGTACTACTTACCCATCAATTTTAAATTATTTTACACGTCACCCTGAATTAGAGAAAATTTTTGCATCTTTTAGTGAAATAGCGGATGCAAAAGTGGTATACTCCTTATTTAAACGTGCTATGGGTATGAATGTGAAGAGAATGAAATTTGCTACCCATGAAGGGAAGATCAAGGACTATAAGGAATACAATGAACAAATTCCCCCCAGTGTTGACGCGGCAATGCATTGGCTTGTTAATAGAAAGAAATGGAAGAAATCAGATAATGCAGTATTGACAAGTAGTAAAGGTTCAATTTTAGAAGCTGTAGAGCAATTGACAAATATTGATAATGAGGAATTGGAAAGACTTGATAAAGAAAACGCTATTGAGTAATTTTATATTTATTAATTTATTTAGGAGGAGCTATGTCAAATAAACAAACAATCAAAAGCACATTGACACGAGCGGAATTAATTGAAACTATTGGTTCATTACGTACACAGGTGATTAATTGGAGACAAGTAGCGGTGAGTATTGCTGCGGAACTATTGATTGTTGATCCAAGTAATGAGCTATTTACAGACGATAATATGCAAGAAGCAATGTTAAAACATATTATTGCTTTCACAGCGGAAAAGTTAGAACATCAAAAAGAAGTTTTGTATAATAAGCGGGTGATAGCGGATTGTAAAGTCATGAGGATAGTTGGGGAAGTATCGAAATTCTCTGTTAAAAACACAGAAACTACATTGGATGGTTTGATCGTCCTATTCTCTGATTTTAGGAAACTACAAAAGGAATTTATGCACTTTGATAAAGAGAAAATTGCAAGTGCAGAGGGAAGTGCAATGATGGATAAACTTGACATAGAGATAAATAAATTATATACTCATTTTTCTGGCAGACAATCGAAAGAAAAACCAATAGAAAAACCAATAGAAAAATAAATGATTAATTCTTTCTATTCTAAGCAAAAATGGTGTATGCATCGAATACCGATGCATAGGCTTAATCTTTTAATTGGCAGTGTACGTTCGGGAAAAACCGTTACTGCCAATTATGCATTTATCAAGCTATTCCCTAATATCAATAAAGACGGGGATATATTTTTAATTGGAAAAACATTAGGGAGTTTAGAAAGAAATGTTATTAATCCATTACGTGTGGCAATTGGTGAGGATTTCTCATTTTCTAAACATAAATCACAAGCGCAATTATGGGGCAGAATAATACATTGCTTTGGTGCGAATGATGAACAGGCTAAAGATGTAATACAAGGTTCAACTTGTGCTTTTGCTTATGGGGACGAAGTTACTTTATGGCCAAAGTCATTTTTCTCAATGCTGGATTCCCGTTTGTCACCGAAAGGAGCTTTATTTGTTGGAACGTCGAATACAGATAGTCCTTATCATTATCTAAAAGCGGATTACATTGATAGACAGGATAGGGGAGTAGATATAAATGTATTCAATTTTTATTTGCATGATAATAGTAAAGCAAATGGGGGATTTCTCGAAGATTCATTTATACAAAATATTTCGACTAATTATACCGGTCTCTGGTATAAACGATACATAGAAAATAAATGGTGTGTTGCAGAGGGGGCAATATACGATTTTTTCGACGATGATACGCATGTGATTAGTCACGCGCCTACAATACCTGATTGGTATGATATAACCATTGATTATGGTACAAGTAACCCAACTGTGTTTCTGTTGGTAGGCACGACTACAAAGACATTACGTCCCTCTGTATGGGCGGAAAAAGAGTACTATTATAACTCTGTGAAAGAAGAAAAACAAAAAACGGATTCAGAGTATGCAAAAGATTTAGTTTACTTCGTTGCTCCTTTTACATCTAATATAGATTCTATCATTGAATATCGATTTGGAATGGAAGAATTGTTAAGATTAAAAAGTGAACGAATAAGAGATGTTCCTCTTGTAAATATAATCATTGATCCATCGGCTGCAAGTTTCGCGCTTGAATTACAGAGATGGGGATTTACAGGAATAATTGATGCAGATAATTCAGTTGTCGATGGGATTAGAACAGTATCACGTGTGCTCAAAAATAGGCAGGCTGCAATTTGTCAAGATTGTAAAAACTTAATAAAAGAAATGAAAAGTTATAGATGGGATAATAAAGCGCAACTTTTAGGGGTTGATAAACCGTTAAAAAAATTTGATCATGCTCCTGATGCATTTAGGTATAAACTACATACTACGTTCGGGAATTTAAATTTTTAATATAAGGAGTAAATTGATGGATAAAAAGAGTATGTTGAATAGTATTAACAATGTAGAGAATACGAAACAAGCTTTTGAATTAAAAGATGAAATGAAAACTATGCTCGATCATATGGAAACTTTGCATGATGCGTGGCAGAATGTAAATACCGGAGCGGGAATAATGGGAAAGGATAGAAAAACTGATACTATATTTAATTTACATAATGCACCAAGTAGGGTTGAGCTTGCAGCACTTTACCGATTAGATGGATTGACAAGGAAAGTAATTAATTCCCCTATTAAATCAATGATTAAAAATTGGATTTACATTGAAGGGGATGAGGAAAATCTGATATTAAAGGAATTAAGGAGATTAAAAGCAAAGAGCGCAATAAGTGAATGTTTACGCTGGCAAGATGTATTCGGAGGTGGTGTTATAGTAATGGTAATAGATGATTCTATCGGTAGTACTATCCCAGAGCAAGGGGTATTCGCGGATAAGAATCCTTTTATGAAACCTCTCAATATGAACAATATCCGAAAAGTAAATCTGTTGAAAGTGTACGAGAAAGAGGAGGTAACGCCGGAAAAAACTTATGATGTAAACGATAGTATTGATAAAGCAGGAATGCCAGAAATATACAGAATTTCTCCAATGATAGGAGGTTCCCCATTCTCAGTGCATGAGTCAAGGTGTTTAGTTTTTGATGGGGAGGAAATTACAAGTGATGTGCGATCAAATAATAATGGTTGGGGGGATTCCCGCTTGACAAGTATCTATGATCGATTAAGAGGAGTATCAGAAGGTTACTCAAATTTAGAGAGAATAATTGAGGAATTTATAATTGGTGTGTGGAAAAAACCAAATATGCGAGCAATTGTTGCTTCTGGACGAAAACAACTTGTTCAAGATGAAATGAATTTGTTTGATATGGCCAGGCACATTTTGAATACCGTTATGATTGATGATAAAGAAAGTTACGACAGGCTAACTGCAACTGTTAATGGATTATCCGATATAATGACAAAATTAGAAATATCCTTTGCAGGTGTGGTTGACATACCGGTATCTATTTTATTTGGTGACTCTGCAAAAGGGCTTAATTCGTCCGGTTCGGACAACCAACAAATGATAAATTATTATGAAGCACTTGCAGCAAGACAAGAAGATGAAATGAGGGAACCTTTAGAATATTTATGCTCTCTTATTATGTTAAGTAAAGAAGGAGTCACTAAAGGACAATTAATAAACGGTTGGGAATTGGAGTTTAATCCAATAGCTACTCCAACATTAAATGAGACTTTAGATGCAAGGGAAAAACAATCACGAATTGACAGAGCATATTGGGACATGAATGTATTGACAGAAGATACTATAAGGGAAAATAGATTTGGAGGGGAAGAGTATTCTTTTGAAACAGATTTAGAAACAAGTACAGATGCAAGTATGGGCATGAGCGAAACCACAGAAAGTCAAAACTCTTTAGAGGAATAATAAAAAATGCTTAATTTACCAAATAAAATAAAAAGAATTCCCCGTGTCCCAAAAATAAAAAGTGTAAAATTATTTGAAGAGCAGTATGCTTTACTTGTTGGAGGTATAGTAGATAATATTCGAGAACATTTTGAAAGAATGATACTACCATACATCGAACAGATATCTTTATCTGCACAGGCAGAGGGTTTAACAGTTAAAAAAGACTCTTGGGACGACCAACTTGAGCAACTAATGACAGCGTTTAATTTATCTCTTTCCAGAGATATGGATATTAACAAAACAAGAGCAACAATTCAGCTAATAGGAGCAAGTGTAAATAAACAAAATAGTGAGGAATTACAAAGAGTAATAAAACAAATGTTCAATATTGGCATGAGGAATTATGAACCTTGGCTTAAATCAATGATGACTTCTTTTCTGAAAGAGGGAGTATCTCTGGTAAAGGATTTATCAGTAAAGACAGAAAAGGAATTATTCACTCTTATACAAAGAGATATTAAACAGGGGAAAAGGGTTGAGACTATAAAAAAGGAAATATTGACAGGTACTGAACTAAAAGCGGGATATTTTAATTCTGTCAAGACAAGAGCCGAATTGATAGCGCGCGATCAAGTAGGGAAACTCAATGGTCAATTAAACAGAATGAGACAAAAGGATATTGGTATCACTCTTTATATTTGGCGGACTTCTGATGATGAACGAGTAAGAGGTACACATGAACCACTAAATGGTAAAGTTTGCAGTTGGGAAGATCCTACCATATACGCTGATTCGGTAGAAGAAGCAATGGAAGGGAAATGGAAATCTCGTTCGTCAATTAATGGATTTATAGGTGAACCAGGGGAAGATTATCAATGTCGATGTAATGGGGAACCAGTCTTTAATACTATTTTGGAGCAATAGCATGTGTAAAGAAGAGATTGATATATCAAAGACTTTTGTCTTTCTAAGAGATACAATCAAGAGCTATCTTGATCAAGAGATACAAGGTAAGAAATTTAAAGGAACTATTATTATTGAATTTAATTGTATTGATGGGAATATCGGTAGTTTTTCCACAACAGTAACAAAAAATTATAATAAAAATGATTCAAATGAAATTAAGTATTGACTTTTTTCAAAAATTAGTATATATTTATATCTGAAACGAATTGGAATGCTATCAAGTCTCGAAAGAGTGTACTGAAAAGCCCAAGTAGTTTTAATATTAGATTTTTGTTATTTAATCAATGGTGTATACAGGTGATACCTTTGTACTGTTGGTAAATTAATGAAAAATCTTTTATTAGAACTATTTGGGCTTTTCGTTTTTTGTAAAGGATTTTTGAAATGCCATACCCGAATGAGTTTGCAGCAAGAATAAATGAACCTGGGAAGTATAAAGATATTAAGCGCGAAAATAATAAATTCGGGCAGGGTATCGATGTGATATGGGGAATTACAGAAGAGGGAAAAACAGAAGTACAAGCGATAAGATTCAACAAAAAAAAGTTTTCCAGTGAAGAGGTCAATTCTTGGTTGAAAAAAAATAAATATTCTCCTATTAAAGTCGAAGCGCCTTCGCAATCTAATGATGCAATGCAAGAAGCAATCCTTTATGACAAGTTGGGAGCAATTCAGGTTGACATAGATCAAGTTGACTTTGTGCCAATTAACATAAAAGGGGAGTTTGAAACCACTCCGGAAGGTTTCATGAAATTTGTTGCTCCCGTTGCAAAAGTAGGAATATATCAATATACTTTACCTGATGGAACTATACGAAGAGATTTAGTTGATGAAGAGACATTATTTGATACTAAGTCTATGAAATCATTGGAGTTAAAACCATTTACAAATGAACATCCAAATAATTTACTTGATACCGAAAATGTAAAAAGACATTCGGTTGGTTCAACAGGAGAAAAAGTTTACAAAGATGAAAATCGTCTTATGTCAAGTTTAGTAATTATGGATGCAAAAGCAATTCAAGATGTTAAGAACGGTAAACGCCAACTTTCTCCAGGGTATAAGACTACTTTAATATTAGAATCTGGTACTTTTAATGGTCAATCGTATGATGCAATACAACGAAATCGCGTATACAACCACTTGGCATTATGCACCAAAGCAAGAGGAGGAAATACGCTTTCGTTGACAATGGATAGTGTAAAAGGAGATAGTTTTACAAATAATAATATTTCAAATTCAAATAAAGGAGTAACTATGTTACCAAAGTTTATGTTAAATGGTATTGATTATGAAGCTTCACAAGAGGTGATAAATCACGTAGATACCTTAGCTAAGAAATTATCCCAAATTGAGCAACAATATACTGTTCAAAAAGATAGTTTTGATAAAGCAACTAAAAGTTTACAAGAAGTACAAAGCGCTTTTGATACTTATAAGGCAAATGTTCCTAATCTGATAAAACAATCGGTTATCGAAAGAACACGTCTGGAAAAACTTGCATCTTTGGTGCTTGATGCAACAGAATTGACAGATATGCCAAAAGTGGATAATGTTGTATTAAAATCAAGAATGATTAAAGCGAAATATCCTTCCCTTAATATTACTGGGAAAGATGAAGCTTATGTAAGCGCTTTAGTTGATTCTCTTGAAAGTCAACTTGGAGATACTTCTATTAAAGATCAAATTGATCTGCTTACTAAAACTTCAAGAAAACAAGTAAATCAAAATATAGTTGACTCTGCAAAAAGTCGTGAACAATATGCACAGAGTTTAAGCAGCGCCTGGCAAGTAAATCCACGAACAGGCAAATAATTAATTGACTTGATAGCTAATAAATTAAAAAAAAACAAATAAATAAATAAATAATTTACAAAGGAAATAAATATGCAATTAACGTATGATCTTAAGCAGGCAGAATTTTATGCAGGAATGATTTCAAATGCAATATACACGGAGAAAATTAGCCTATGTGCTCGTGAGACAGTACCTTTTGGAAGAGCAGTAGCTGGGGATGCGGGAAATGTTGACAGCGGGTATTTACCTAAAAATGATGTGCTTACCTTGACATTTTCAGGGGATGCTTTGGAAGCTTCAAATGTGATAAATGGGAAAATAAGAGGTTATGCAATTGCTCCTGTTACATATTTGACAAGTGAAGCAGTTACAATGGGGCTTATCGTTGCAGCAATTGCTTTACTCACCGGCGTGTCAAGTGCAGTATTGACAAGTGCTCATGTGATAACTGTGGAGACTCAGGGACTTGCTATTTCTGCCAGTGATTGGGCGGTAACGTCAGGTTCAAAGCAGGGCGTGATAACTCCAGCAACTGCAATTACTGATGATCTATTTAGAGGAGTTGCTTTACACGAACATAAGGTCGGCGGAACTTATTATGCAAATGATTTTATGACTATTGGCAAAAAGGGAGAATTTATTGTTGAAACTTCTGTTGCAGTAGCAGCAGATGATACTGCTTATGTTGACCTTATAGGAGCTATCGGTAAATTTACGAATGTGTCAACTCTGAATTTGGTAACAGGTGGAAAATTTCGCTCTGCAACTACAGGAGCGGGATTAGCCAAATTAGATATTAATAATCCCTAAAAGTAAATAAATAATTAAATAATTAAATAAAAACTATAGCTAATAATTAAAATTAAATTTATATCAAGGAGTAAGAATATGATCAGACAACAACAGTTTGTCAATTTGGATGCAAACGAGACAGTGTTTTTTCTTAGGGAGTTAGAATTTGTAAAGGCACAAGTTTACAATAAACAATATCCAGAATACATTTGGCAATACCTTTTCCCAGTGGATAGCAGTGCGGGAGCAGGTGCAGAAGCGATTACATACCGCTCTTACGATAGTGTGGGTGTAATGAAGCTAATGTCAAGTTATTCAGACGATGCTCCAAGATCGGATGTATTTGCAAAGGAATTTACTGCAACAGTAAAATCAATACGCGGTGCTTATGGATATTCTATCCAGGATGTACGTGCGGCAATTTTCCAGAATAAACCCTTAAAAACCCTAAAAGCGGATGCTGCTATGTTAGCATATATGCAAGCCGTCAATGATATTGCTTGGTTTGCAAATGGTGGAGCAGCATATGGTGGATTATATGGCTTTCTTTACAATCCGAATACTACAAAAACCAATGCTCCTACAGGTGCATGGTTAACCGGCCCAAAATCAACAGACTTGATAATTGCGGATATTACATATGCAATTAATAGGCCAAAGTTATTGACAAAGAAAATTGAGATTGTCAATACAGTCATTCTTCCAGTGGATTGCTATGCTCATATAGCAAGTACACCAAGATCAGCGACAAGTGATACAACAATTTTGGAATTTGTACAAAGAACAAATCCAACAGTGACCTTTCTTGATTGTAATGAAGTTTACCAAGTGAATCCAAAACCAAGCGGTGCAGCAAGTGCAACAAACTGCTTGATTGCGTATCGTAGAGATCCAATGAAACTGGAACTTTACATACCGCAACCTTTTGAGCAGTTTCCACCACAAGAGCGTAATATGGAGTATGTAATTAATACCCATGCTCGTATCGGAGGAATAGCATTTTATTATCCATTGTCAATGATTATATTAGAGCAACTGTAAACAAAAGCATAAACAAGAGCGGTATACCTATTTTACCGCTTTTAACATTATTTTTAGGAGGTTTACGAATGAGTATTTTATTTAACAAAAACGCCTACTTATCACCAATAGGCAATCGTGTAATAACACCTGGAAAGAATATAATTCCTGATGATGAAATTGAGAAACTAAAAGGGATTGTATTTGTACAAGATCAATTAAAATTAGGTAATTGGATTATAGAATCCTCCGGTGTTAAGTTGGCTTTCGAGAATTCAGAAGATGTACTTCCAAAAACAGAAGAGGAAACATTTGATAATGCGGTTTTAGAAATTTGCAATATGGATACAAAACTTGCAATCAAAGCGATAGTAGGGGATTCTGGCAGTGATGGGATACTTGACATTAGAGTTTTATCAAAACTAAAAGAATCAGACAAAAGAAAAGGTATACAAAAGGCAATTGATGCGCAAATAGAATTCTTAACTCCTGTCGATGAGGAAAATAAATAGTATGTCAATCAAAACTAATATTCAGGCAAGATCCGGTTTTGATGTGTCAGATCCAAAAATCGATCAACTTATAGAATTATCAAAAACCAGATTATTGCCTGATAGTTTTGATACCGCTGCAACATATGAGTATGCAGTGTCTCTTCTTGTCATGCATTGGTTAGCACTGACTAAGCAATCAGCAAGTACAAATAATATGGGAGGAGTAGGCGGTATAAAGTCAATTTCGGAAGGACAGTTGTCAATTTCTTTTGGTGCATTGTCAGGGAATAACTTTGGTTCGATGCTCCCTGATTTACAACAAACGAGTTATGGAGTTGAATTAAATTCCCTTTTAGAAACTGCTATAATTCCCCCAGCGACAAGGTTCGGTTAAACTCATATGCAAAAAGTAAAGGGATATAATCATGTTTACTACCAGGATAGAGGAATGGCTCTAATCCTAAAAAATTTAAAAGTATTGGATACAAGCTTTACAAAAGTAGGTTTTCCAAAAGAATCACCTCCTGGTAAACCAAGCAAACAGACAGATAAGGAGCCTTTGTCAAGCATGAGTGAGGTTGCTTTAATTGCATTTTGGAATGAATACGGTACTGATACAATCCCTGCGAGACCTTTTATGTCCCTTGCTTATTATAAACATCTTGAAGGGCTTAAAAAAGTAAGAGATCAGGTTTATTTAAAAGTTATAGCAGGTGAAATATCTGTTGAACATGCTCTTGCTATTATGGGGGAGTGGCTCTCGGCAAAAGTAAGAAGTACAATTAATGAAGTTACAAGCCCACCAAATGCTCCAAGTACAATACGGAAAAAGAATGCTGCTTTACTAAGAAGGACGAGCACTGCAAAAAGAGATGCAAATCCTTTAATTGGCACAACGGCACATCCTTTAATTGACACAGCACAAATGAGAAATTCAGTTACACATGTGGAGGTTGTCAAATGAGTTTACTCGGTTATACAATAAACTGTTTACATCAGGCGGCACCTACAATCGTAAAGGGACAAATAACAGAGCAGAGTACACAAACACCGTTTAACTTAGAAGCGAGTGTGCAGCCCTCTACTTCTGCACAGTTGTCGATGCTTCCAGAGACAAGGAGATTACGGGGTGGGATATATACTTTAATTACTTTTGAAACTTTATTAACTGTTGATAATGATGTCTATCCGGATTTAATTCTTTTTGATAATAAAACTTATGAAGTCGTTACAAAATTAAAATGGGAAAATAATATATTGAATCATAATATTTATTTGATACAAGAAATTAGAACAAGATGATTGATATAAAAGAAATAAAAGACGGTTTATATGATTTTTTTGATACGTTGTGCGAGTATCAAGAATTGACATTTAATATTCAATGGGCAAGAGATAATCAAAATAAAGTTGCTTTACCCAGGATAGAGTTAGATATTCTTTCGCTCCCTTCTGTTGGGTCACCAATACAAATGGAACCGGACGCGGATGGATTTTCAACTATTGTACATGAATCGAATCTTGTCTTGCGTGTTATTGCATCGGGAGAAAATTCGTGTGCAGTTTGTACTTTGTTGGAAATGGTATCCTTTGTTCCAGATATTATTGATGATTTAAGAGAGAATACCGGATTGTCAATACTTAATAATACAGATCCAATGAATATTTCAGGATTTAATGATCAATTTGTTGAGGAACGCTGGTCTATGGATGTTACCTTTACATTTGCATATGATATGGTGGAAGTAGAAGTAGGATTAATTGAACATATGGAACTATCTGGTCAATTAGTCAAAGAAAATGGAAATTTAATGACAATACCTATATTTACAATAGATAAAACTTAAAGGAGTTTTTATGAGTGATTTAAATTCAATTATTACTGTTACAATTGATAGGTTGACAAAACCAATAGGACAAAAAGGATTTGGAACCATACTTATTGTTGGAGCAAATGCGACTTTTTCAGATCGTATTAAATATTATGATGATGATAGCCCTGCTGCAATTGCGGCAGACTTGACAGGTGGAACCGCAGCAATGGAGTATTTAATGGCTTCAGCTATTTTTGAACAAACTCCGCATGTCAATCAAATTGCAATTGGTAAAAAATTAGTTGGGGACACGGCATATGAGGATGCGCTAAATGCAATACTATTAGAATCTGGTGATTTTTATGGAGTACTTTGCGCTGTGCGAACAGTGGCAGATCAAAAGTCGGTTGCAAAATGGGTACAAGCAAACGCGCGGTATTTTGTCTGTACAAGTGACGAAGCAAATATTATTGGTCAGACAGTGGGTGCAGATACAACAAGTATTGCTCATGAAATTAAACATTCTGCCTATGATAGATCTACGGTAATTTATCATGCAGAAGCAGATACGGAATGTTTAGATGCTGGTTTACTTGGATATTTGTTATCTTTACAACCAGGTAGTTATACAGGAGCTATTAAAACAATTGCCGGTTGTAGCACTAATAAACTTAATGCTACGCAAAGTAAAAACGCTCATGATAAATTTTGTTCAACATATGAGGAAATTGCAGAGCGTAATGCACTTCTTTTTTCTTGGAATGGCACAGGAGAATATCTTGACATTATAGTATTTGCAGATTGGCTGAAAGCAAGATTGACAGAAAATAATTTTAAAGTACTTGCCAATGCACCAAAAAATCCATTTACGGATGCAGGTATCACCGCCCATGAAAATGCAACACGACAAATATTACAAATGGGAATTGATAGTGGAGGATTATCCCCTATGTCTTACGATAAAACAACAGGAGTACAAACAGGTGGTTATTCTACTACATTTCCAAAAGCAGCAAATGTATCTGCTATCGATAAAGCAGCTCGTAAATTAACAAATGCAAAATTTAAGGGTTGGCTTGCCGGAGCAATTCATAATGTTGAAATTGCTGGAACGATTTCTTACGAATAAGAGATAGTAGATATTAGATAGAATTATTAAATATAAAAATAAATAAAAATTTAAATAGGAGAAATAATTATGTATACGTATGATCCGGCAAAAGTGGTTGTCAATGTAGCAGGCATTAATTTAGAGGATTATGCTGATGGAACATTTGTAACTATTGAAAGAAGCTCGGATACCTTTACAAAAGTAACAGGAGCTGATGGAAAAACTACACGAGTAAAGCAGAATGATAAGTCTGGTACAATAACGGTTACCCTGAGCCAATCCAGCCCATCAAATAGTTTTCTTTCATCAATAATGATAATGGATGAAACAACAGGTGATGGAATAGTACCGGTTACAGTCAAGGATATTCTTAGCACTTCACTTATGAGTACAGGTTATGCCTGGGTAAAGAAACCCCCAACTTCACCATACGCAAAGGAACATACAAATAGAGAATGGGTTTTGGATTGTGCAGTGTTAGAAATGTTTATTGGCTCTTCGATAAGTTTTATGGGTTAATTGACATTTAAATATTTTCTTAGGTTAATTGACATTTAAATATTTTCTTAGGAGGAGAATATGATTGAGTTTAAAACTGCTAAAAAAGAACTTACTATTAAGAGTAAAGAAGGAGAGGATATATCAATTAATATTGACTCAACTTTATTCTTGGGAAGAGAATCTTTATCTATAGCTTTGCAATTAGGTAGAATGATTGCTCCTTTCTTTAAGGCACTTGGCGGAATTTCCAGTAAATTCGATACAAAAATAGTAAAAGTTTCCGATAGTGAACCACTTGACAAAGAAAAATTACGTGATGAAATTTTAAAAAATTTGGAGTTGACTCCTGATTTTTTTAAAACTATTGTTGACCAATTAATTGCATCCATGGATGAGAAAAGATTCATGGATTTGATCTTTAGATTATTAAAAGGGACTCGCGTAAATAATCAAGAAGTAAGTAAACCAGAAATTTTTGATGTTGTATTTCAAGCCAATATTGGAGTTTTATGGCAAGTTTTGCAATTTGTTCTGGAGTCTAATTTTGCCAGTTTTTTCGGAGTAAGCGGTTTCGATCTGCTTTTAAAAATAGCGATGAATGCCGCACAAAAATAGATAGTAAACAAGAGAAAATATCTTTACTTATGCAGGATATGAGCGATGATATAAAAGATTACTGGCTTTTTTGGAGAATAGTAATCTTTGGTATAAATGAGAGCTTTGACAGTGTGGATAAATTGACATTAGACGAAATTTTGCAGTACAATGAAGTGATTGATTTTAAGGATGAAATGACAAAACTACAAATGGAGGTTGATAAATGACAATGGATACTATTACCACCTTATTAGTAGGCGGGATAATCAGTTCTTTACTCACCTCATTTATTCATACCCTTAACAGTAGAAAGATCATAAAGGAGGTTGTTACCGAAGTGATACATAATCACGAGAAGCAATACCATATTGAGAATCCTTCTAAAAATTTACAAGATCATATTGTTAATTGTCAATCGAACAATAGAATTATTAAAATAGAAAAAGCTCTGATTTATATTGTATGTCAAATAGGGGGAAACCCTAAAGAGTTAGGATTAGTAAATTTACAGTCTAATATGCCAGGAATAGATCTATGAACGTAGCAGAATTAATTAATTTGATAGGATTTAAACTTGACAAATCATCTTATAATGCTGTGCAGGACGCGACTTCCAACATTATGCAGAGTATGGAAGGGCTTGCAAAAAAAGCTTCAACATTCTTCACAGCACCTTTGTTGGCACTTGCCGGTGCGGCAGTAAAACTATACTCAATTGAGAATACCGCTGCAATGCAGGTTGAAAGAACATTAAAAAGTACAGGTAATGCAGCAAAAAAATCTTTACAGGAGTTATTAGATGAAGCATATAATATTCAAAGAGAAACAATTTTAGAGGATGATGAGGTAATTCAACATGTAACCAATCGTTTATTAACATTCCAGAATATTGCAGGAGATCAATTTACACGAGCGCAAAAAGTCATTACGGATATTTCTGCCTATTTAGATCCGGCTATGAATAATATTGCAGAAATTGCTTTACAAGTTGGAAAAGCAATGAATGATCCTATCCAAGGATTGACAGCACTAAGAAGAACGGGTATTCAATTTTCAGAATCACAAATGAAATTATTTGAGAATACCTGGAAAATGGGAAAACAAGCAGAGGCTCAAAATTTAATATTATCAGAATTGGAAAAAAGATATAAAGGAGCAGCTAAAGTCGTAGCAGAAAATTCAACCGGAATTAAACAATGGAGAGTTGCTTTAAGTGATATATTGGTATTATTTGGTAAAGACTTATTTCCTGCTTTTAGAAAATTTATGGATTGGTTAATTGACTTAACGTATAAATTTACAGAGCTTTTAACTCCTTCAGTGAGGAAAACACTTCTGATTTTTGGGGGTTTACTTGCATTACTAGGCCCGATTACGCTTGGATTGTTTGCTATTGGTAAAGCAGGACTATTTGTCAATACCATATTAGCAACTTTTGGATTGGCAATTGCTAAAAGTAATTTAGGAGTGCTTGGCACTCTGGGGAAATATGCTTTATTTTTAGGGGGATTTGTTGCTATTGCATTAGTTCTATATGGTATTTTTAATGACATATACGTTTATTTGCGGGGTGGTAAATCACTAATAGGTGAATTTCTCCCAGCATGGAAAGAACTAGGGCCAAAAATGTATGAGAGTCTGAAACCATACATGATATTAATGACTGCTTTATGGAAATCTCTGAAAAAAACAGGTGTTGAGGCAATCAATTACATGTACGATATATTTGGGAATCGCACCACAGAAGCAAGTAAACATTTTGACAAATTTATTGGTAGTTTAGGGGATAGTATCGGAAATGCAGGAGCAATTATTTTACCTGCTTGTTGGAAATTATTTTGGACGATACAAAAAGCATTTTTAGATATGAGATTGCGATTAGTTTTAAAAATCGCTGAAACAATTGACAATGTGTTATTAAGCATGGCAGAATCTGTGGGAAGATGGGTAACTAAAATATTTAATATGGAGCCATTGCAAAGCATACAGAGACGCTTACCCGAATATAAATCAATGTTTGATATAGAACATGAACGTATTCCTACTAACTCTTTTCCGGTACCTTATAATTCTTTACGCAATGGAGGGGAATTAAAAACGACAAAACAAGTGAACGTGACTGTCAATGCAGGATTAAATGTTCCTCATGGAACTTCTGAGTATCAGAAAAGTTACTTGACAAAAACAGTACAGGATTTATTTAATGAATCTCTAAATAATTTAACAAGGAATTTAGTTCAGGGTTTACCAGGGGTAGAATAAACATGGTATCATTTTTTATACAGAATGCAAAATCAAATAAAATAGAAGCATTAGAGATTGACACGACGATTACAGAGAATCACGAGTTTACAAATATAATAACCTCTTACCCTGTGGATATTGGTTTTAATGTTAGTGACCATGTACAGCAACAACAGCCAAAACTATCAATCACTGCATTGACAAGTAACACACCTGTTCAATATTTTAGTGGGCAAATTAGCAGGCTTGCTAGAAAAGACTTAACAAGTAAGATACAAGAAACTTTCAAATTGTTGATTAATTATGCAGGGTTTCAAGTGCCGAAACATTCAGGGGCGGATTCTATTCAACCCATAGATCCTAAAGTATTGACAATTGTTACCGGTTACAATGTGTACAGGAATATGTTTATACAAAAAATATCTTTTCCCAGAGATAAAAGTACAGGTGATTCAATACAATATAATATTGAATTTACGCAGATTAGAAAAGTTAGTTCCAAATATAGTTTTATCTCTAATGCAAATTCTCTTAACGGTAAAGCTCCTGGTATAGAAAAACAAGCAGACAAAACAAAAAATATTGGTAAAGAAACACTGGAAGAAGTACCAGAAGAATCTTTACCATATAAAGGATTTCAATTTCTCAAAGGTAAATTAGGGGGAAATATACAATGATTTGGAATATACCTTGTGAATTATTACCTTCTTACAGAGAGGAAATTACTTTTGGGGATACTCCTTATATATTGATTTTTAATTGGAATACCAGAGGTCAATTTTGGTCATTAGATATATTAGATAGGGAAGAAAATGATATACTCACAGGAATTAAGTTAGTTAACCAATGGGAATTTTTAGGAATGTTCGCAGATGAAAAGTTACCAAAAGGTAAACTTTATGTAGTTGATATTAAAGGAAAAATGGATGATATTGTCTATGATTCGTTTATTAATGGGCAATGTGTATTAATATTTGAGGATAACTAAATGGCATTATTCGGGCGTATAATACAAATTGATATTGGGAAATCAGGATCTATTGGAAAATCGTTTTCTGATTATCATATTAATTTTGATATTAAAAAAAATGAATTTGGGAAAGAGCCAAATCCTTGTAAGGTAGTTATCAGTAATTTATCATCTGAGTTATGCTCATATGCTTTTGAAGAGAAGCAAAAATTAACAGTAAAGGCAGGTTATCGTGAAGAACATGGTTTGGAGGTTATCTTTACAGGAGACATAACCTATGTGGAAAATCGTATATTACGTCCTGATATATCAACTATAATTGACGCAGGGGATGCAAATAATTCCTTGAGGGATTCTAAATTGTCAATTTCATATAATATAGGAGCGCAAGGTTTCCAAGTATTAAAGGATGTGATTGATTCCTTTCATTTACCGAAGAAAACAAATTTACAACTGATAAAAATAGCTAAGAAGGTTTACAACAATGGATTTAGCTTCAATGGTGCAACCTCAACAGCTATGGATAAAATTTGTAAATATCTTGGTCTGACTTGGTCAATCCAAAATGAGGAAATGAAGATTTATGAAAAATATAATAATGATAGATCATTAGCCATTGAATTAAATAGTGATACAGGTTTAATCGGTACTCCTCAAAGAACAAAAATATCCTCCCCTGAGTCAACAACCGATAAAACAAAAGAGATTGACGGTTGGTCAATTGAAAGTTTATTACAACCAAAAGCGGAACCTGGGGGTATAATACTATTATCCAATGGCCTGAACAGACAAAAGAAGAAATATAAAATATTGACTGTACATCATACAGGAGACAATATGGAGAGTGATTTTAAAACTATTTTACAGGCGGTGGAAATATGACAATTGAGCAAATGAGCTTTAATCAAGCTTTACAAAGGTTATTCAGTACCTTTTTATTTGAGGGTGTCAATACAGCATTACCAGGTATTGTAGATAAACAGATTGATAGTTATAGAGTACAGGTAACACCTGCTATTAATCGTAAATATACTGATGGGGAAGAACTAAAATATAAACCTATTGTAAATGTTCCTTTAGTTCTCCCGCGCACAAGTAAAGCTGTAATACGTTTACCACAATTACAACAAGGGGATACGGTACTTTTAATTTTTTCCCAGAAAGCAATGGATTCATGGTTGAATAGTATAAAAGGGGAACAGACAGCTTCAAGTGATCCCCGCAGATTTGATGTTACTGATGCAATCGCAATACCAGGGTTATACCCATTCAAAGTCAATACTCCGGAACCTAAAAATTTAAATGATTTGGAAATTATTTATGAGGATTCTATTATATCAATGAAAGAAAACGGTGATATACAACTTACTTCGGGGAATGTATTGACAATTAAGACAACAGGAGAAATTGAAATCGGTGAACAATCTCTGAAAAAGTTGCTTAATGAATCATTTAAGGATGTATTTAACAACCATGTGCATAATTTTATTGCCGCACCGAGCGGTACTTTCTCGACAAGTACTCCTGCGAGTGTAATATTGACAAGTTTACCTCCACCTTTTCCTCCAGGGGGGGCACTTGCAACATATGGAAGTGCAATTACTAATAGTGAATTAACATCAAAAGTAAAGGCACAATAAATGGACTTAGCAATTAACTTGACAACTAGAGACTTAATCTTGGAGAATGGAGATTTTTATTTTGTAACTGAACAAGAAGCTTGTCGACAGCGTTTACAAATAAAATTGTTATTCTTTTTTAATGAATGGTTTTTAGATACAACTTTAGGGTTGGATTGGTTCGGAGTTGCTTTTATAAAAAATCCAAATCAAAATTTAATTGATAATATGATACTTGTTACCATGACTGATGATTTTGAGGTCATTGAAATATTAGAATATAGTACAGAGTACTCCATTTTGTTAAGAAAATTATCTGTAAAAATGAAATTAAGGACAATATATGGGGTATTAATTTTGAATGAGGGGATAGAAATATGAGTAGTTACGGGTTGACAAATACAGGTTTTAGAGTTAAACGACAAGATGCTATTTTACGCGAAATGCAAACTGATGCAATTAGTAAATTTGGAAATGTGCAGACAGATGCAGATAGTATATTAGGACAATTGCTTGGAGTACTCTCTAAACCGTCAATTGATGTGTGGGAACAATTAGCAAATATTTATTTGAATACCAACCCTGTCACTGCAACAGGAGTTTCTCTTGATTATTGTGTCGACTTTAATGGAATACAGAGGTTAAAAGCGATTGCATCCCTTGTGATAGTTGGATTACGCGGTGAGAGTAGTTCAATAATTCCTGAAGGCACACTTTTTAAATCAAATATTACAGATAATATTTTTAAAACATTATCAGATATAACTTTATCTTATGTTAATAATCATAAAGGTTATGTTGAGGTTTCTGATATTCAACCGGATACTACATATCAATTTGGTATTGACAATAGCGATACAACTACTTTGGTGGTAAGTGAAGATAGTGGAGTATCTCCTGATATTGATACATTGATTGATTCAATGGTAGAGCAAATTAATACGGAATCTTTGTGTACTGTGACTGCCGAAAATATCGGGAATGGTGTAATTTTATTACATGCAAAGCAGGATAGCAGTGTTTTCAAATTTACAAATATTGATGAAAGTGTAAATTTTTATAATCTTGTAAATTGTCAATGTATGGTACTTGGCGCGATACCAGTATCACAGAAAACTATTGATATTATTGAGACTCCAGTTATTGGATTAACAAATGTTAATAATTTTGAAGAGGGAGTCAAAGGAAGAGATATTGAAACGGATGCGGAATTACGAATAAGAAGAAAAGAATCCTTACAAATAGTTGGAGCTGCTAATTTGGAAGCAATTGTAGCAAGAATGTTACGAGAAGTTGCAGGTGTGACTGTTTGTAAAGGATTTGAAAATATTGAGGATATTGAAGTTGACGGGAGACCTCCCCATAGTATAGAGATTCTTGTTGTAGGGGGAGATCCTATAGATATTGGAAATCAACTATGGAAAACAAAAGGAGGGGGTATTAAAACTTTTGGTAGTATTAGTCGATCGGTCATTGATTCAAATGGGGATACTCAAATAATGAATTTTTCACGTCCGATAAAAAAATATGGTTGGGTATCTGCAAGTATTACAACATATAGTGAAGAAATTTTTCCTTCAAATGGTTTACAAACTATAAAAGATTTACTTTGGGAGTATGCACAGACATTTGAAGTAGGGCTTGATATTATTCCGCAAAGGTTTATAACTAATATTTATCCTAATGTTCCAGGAATAGAGAGTATTTACATAATGATTGCAGTAACAAACTCCCCTGATGATTCTCCATCATATAATACAAATAAATTAGCAATCGCATCAAATCAAATAGCAACTTTTCATCCTAATAGAATTTTTGCAACTTTACCAGCATAAGAAATGGAGAAATAAAATGGCAATTGACAAAACAATTTTAGAGACCTATAAACCAAAAGTTGAAAACGCTCGAAAATCAGCGGACGACTCAAATGATCTTTTAGACCGTTTGAGAAGTTTATCAGATTTTTATAGCGGAATAGAAAAATCTTCTTTTAAAAAATATTTTATTAATCTCGATAATGAAAAACATGATTTGAAGGATCTTATAAATACAGAGGAATTTAAAACTTTCTTTTTATTAATTATTGAAAAGAAGTATACAGAATTGGTTGATAAACTAAAATTAATAGTTGATAAAACAAAAAATGGTAATGGAAAGTAGAGCTTGACATATGCCAACAGTATCAAGACGACTTGCGGATACGGTAGTTTTAACTTCGGGAAGTACCAGTGTTACAGTAGATATTGATAATGATTGGGATTTGTCAAAGACTTTTATGGTATTTCACCATGCGGCTCCTTCACTTGTTGACAATTATGAACGTTCTGTGCTTGCTGGAAAAATCTACGAAAGTGGTGGAACTAAATATATAAAATTTGAACGCGGTGAAAGTGGGTCTGAATATAATATTGATTATCAAATTTTACAGATTAATGAAGCATATGTACAACACGGTCAATGCAGTGTAGGTGATTATTCTAATACTGCAACTATAAATAGTATTGATACTACTAAATCTTTTGTAATTGCGACAGCACAAATTAATTATGGCAATGCGTATCCCTCAAATTTCTGTTTCTTGGCAGAAATTACAAATAGTACTACTCTAACATTTACTCGTGATACAACAACCGGTACATTGACAATTGAATATATGGTTATTACAATACCTGAGATTAAATCAATACAAGTTAAAACAGGAACTATTACCAGTG